GAGATAGTGGAACAAGGAATTTTAGATTTGACAAAAGTGGTAGGGGCATCGCAGTTTTATGAATTAACTCAGGTGTATTGCGAAGGGAATCATTCTTTTTATATAGATTTGCCATACGAAGATTTTAGATATATATGGATGACGTTGTAAACAACCCTACTCACTACAGTGGTGAAGTAGAGTGCATCGAAGCAATAAAAGCTAGTATGAGCCATGAAGCATTTAAAGGATATCTTAAGGGGAACATTATTAAGTATGTTTGGCGTTTTGAGCGTAAAAATGGACATGAAGATTTGCTCAAAGCACAATGGTACACCAATAAACTTATATCAGAAAATGGGAAACATAAATAACGCAAATTTAGACTACATCCTAAAGTGGGAGGGTGGCCTATCGAAACACGAAAAAGATTCAGCCGCTTTTGATGCCGTACCCGATGGTACTGGTTATCACACGAACAAAGGCATAACTTGGACTGCATGGAAGCAAATCTTTGGCACAGACAAAGAAAGTGTTCGAAGATTCTATGAAATGTCAAAAGAGGATTGGAAACAGGTTTATAAAAGTTATTGGGATGGGGTTAAGGCTGAACTAATTGAATCAGATTTGGTGGCTGAGTTCATGGCTGATTTTGCATGGGGTTCAGGTGTTGGTGGTGCTAATCGTCAATTACAGTATTTTTTGCGTTCTAAGGGATTAAAAGTTGCCGTTGATGGCATAACAGGTAAAAACACTTTAAATGCCTTAAATGGCCTTATACAGGCTCATGGTGAGAAATGGGTGTTCGAATCATTGTACTGGCATCGCATTGAATTTTTACGTCATTTAAAATCCTTCCAGCACTTCGGTAAAGGATGGGTTAATCGTTTAGAAGATTTTTATCAATATGCTTTGAAGCAGTTTGGCTAGGACTTTAGAAGATATCGGTAAAGAGTTTAGTGAGTTTAACCCTCAAAGCGATGGGGGTATTTTACGCATTATACAAAACTGGGGCAATGAATTTATCAAAGCGTTGCAGAACAATTTACTGAAAAAGAAATCAAAAGCCACTGGTCAACTGTATGAAAAAATAGAACCCTCCTTCAAACAAACCAATACCGGTTATAAAATGACTATTTCCATGATGGATTATTGGAAATACATTGAAGATGGAAGGCCACCAACCAAAGGGGGAGGGAATGGCAAGGTTTATAGAAATATATTCGAGTGGATAAAATATAAACCTGATTTACAAAGAGAAATAGCCCGTTCGCCTGACAGGATTGCCGCTACAAAAAGTTTGGCATACGTTATTACTCGCAAAATACACAGAGAAGGCACACAACCTAAGCCGTTTATTGCACCGGCATTAAAACAAGTTACTACACAAACCCTTGCTGAAAGGGTTGGAAAATACATCGCTGATACCTTAGGCGAACCATAATTTTTTTTCCTTGCTGAAAATTATTTTTTGTTTTTGCAAAAAAATAGTTGTTTCTTCGTGGCATGGAAATACAAGAAATAATAAACATTATTAAAATTCAAAAGCGACACGGCATCATCAAACGTGTTAGCGAAAAGACTGGAATCAGTCAACCAACTGTTAAAAAGTATTTAAACGGTCATGTCATCAGTGACAAGGCTTTATTGGTATTGAAAGCGGCTTTGGAGGACGTAGAAAATGCTTAGTATCATGATTCACGATGAGGAGATTGAAATCGAACAGTATTTCGTCACCTTGTTTTTTGATAGGGAAGAAGTAGAATCGATGATTATGCAGTATTATCAACACTATTATTCTGAATATGTGTTCAGACAGGTTGATGAAGAAGGTGCATCATTCACCACTGACTTCACCTTTTACAAAGACACTGAGAAACATGATGTTATCAATGACTTGATGTACTACCACAATCTAAAACCAATAAGAATTAAATTAATAGAAAATGAAAACAAGTAACGAAACTAACAACCTTGTAAAGGCTTTATTTGACTTTCAAGGAAAAGTAAACGCTGTTAAGAAGACAGCAAAGAATGACCATTTCCACTCTAGTTATGCGGATTTGTCCAGCATACTTACTACTATCAATCCAGTTTGCCAAGAATTAGGGCTACTGATTACTCAGCACCCACACGATGACGTATTGGTAACTAAGGTGTATCACGTTGAATCAGGTGAATGGATGCAAAGTGAGCAACTCTTGAGGATGAGAGATGCTAACAACCCTCAGCAGTATGGAAGTGCTTTGACGTATGCGAGAAGATATGCACTGGCTTCTATATTCAACTTGAACCAAGCAGACGATGATGCTAACTCAGCAAGTGGGCATGAAGTAAAAGCAGTGAAAGAAACATTGACACCTCAACATCCGATGTGGCAAAAAGCAATCGAACACATTGCCGGTGGGGGTGCATTATCTGATGTAACATCAAAATTCGTAATAAGCAAGAAACACCAAGATGTGTTGAAGGCAACTAAATGACTGACAGAAAACAAATTCAAATTACTATGAGGCCATTAAAAATAACACAAATCGACAGGTACAAAAATTTCTTACACGATGTGTATGAAGGCGAAAGGTGTACTACTACGTTATGCAGGAAACACAGAATTAGCACCAATACGGCTATGGTGTTGAAAAAAATGTCTTTGGTTGACATCAAGGGTTACAGCAAGATGTCAAGAAAGCCAAACAGTAGGACTGCACAGCAAGTGATTGACAACAACAAAGGGATTAATAAAAATTACGCCCACAATGCAAGGCAATCACAAATACAATTCACATCAAAAAAGCAGGACAAAAAACCAGTGCAACAGCAACAAGAAAAGCCGGTTAGCAAACGTACTGAAATTAGTTTGTTTTGGGGAATGATTAAAATAAAGAACTGATGGAAATTTTGATGACTAAAACACAAGAGGAATGGTTAGAAGCAAGGGCGAATAGATTCACTGCTTCTGTCATTCATAAACTTATGGGCAACCCTCGTAACGGGGGGTTGCTTAGTAAGACAGCCGAAACCTTTGTTTATGAAAAGGCTGCTGAGATACTTACAGGGCATTCTAAGCCGATATTTGGTGAAGCCCTAGATTGGGGCATAGAAAATGAAAGTTTAGCCTTTGATGCCTTTCAAAAGGAGTTTTTTGCACCATATACATATTACGGAGGTGAAACATACGTTTTTATCCCTTATGGTAAATACAGTGGTTATTCCCCTGATGGGTTAAGCGAAGATTCTATACTGGAAATAAAATGCCCGTTCAACAGTGGCATACATTTAAAGAATTTCATGATAGAAGATGCTGAAACCTTAAAAGCGATTCATCCTGAGTATTACTGGCAAATGCAGTTAGGCATGATATCCACTAATACGAACGAAGGTTATTTCGCCTCTTTTGACCCTCGTATGCCGAACAAGAAAAGGTTGCACGTTGCACGAATAGAAAGGCAAGATGTACAGGATAAAATAGACACTAAACTACAAGTTGCTTCCGTGCTTTTGAACCAAATCATAAAATAATTTTAAAAAAAAGTAAAAAAAGTTTTGTTTTATTGAAATTATGTTGTTTCTTCGTGTCATGGAATTACAAAACAACAACACACAAATGGAAAATTTAGTAAGATTATTAGAGGATTACATGGAAGATGTAGCACATAATGTATGGGCTATGTGGGTAGACCAAATGAACTACCGTGGAAGGCACAATGTTCGTGCATATTTGCAAGACCAAAACGCAATGGAATTACATGAGCCATTGGTGCAGGCTGAACGTAACGGCTTGGTAAGTTTGGTTATAGATGATTGTGCATTGATAGTAAACATATTGTAATTATGGAAGTGCCAGTAATTTTAGTTATCCCTATTGCATTGTTTATGGCCATCTGTTATTTGGCTTACCTGAAACTGTGCGATGACATTAGAGAATTTAAAGAACTTGAAGATGAACTTGAGCGACAAGCCAATGAATCTGAAAAGCCTTATGTTGAACCACTTTACAGAAAAAGATTTAAGAAATGAATCAAATCAAAACAAGGGTTGCAAAAATCCTAACACAGTTCCCTGACACAAGGGATGATGACCGGTTGCTTTGTTGCTACTATTGGCGTGACCAGTTGGCAAAGATGGGCAAGAACACACACACGTTGTATATGCAAGAATTTTTTGTTGAATACACGTTTGGTGAATTAGCAGATGCACAAACCATAACAAGGTTCAGGCGTTTGTTGCAAAATGAAAGCCCGATGTTCAGGGGTTTGAAATATGCAGAAAAGCAAGAAAAACAGGAAAAAGTCAAGCATGATTTAGGTTATTAATTTTATATTTGTATGACTGGGTGGGAGCAGTTTTAAAAAAAGATATTTGCCTCGGCTGGTTAGGTGGACTTCCACACATCTAACCGGTTCGGGGCTTTTTTTATATGACAAAAGAAACATTTTACTTCTCACATGACTACAACAGCAGGTCAGATGAGAAAATCAAAAAACTAATATACCAACACGGTTACGAAGGTTATGGCATATACTGGGCTATAATCGAGGAATTGTATCAGAATGCGAATGCAATGCAAATGGAATGCGAACGCATAGCGTTTGAACTGCGAACGGATAGCAATCGTATTTGTAGTATCATACAAGACTTCGATTTGTTTGTGGTTGAGGATGGTTATTTCAACAGCCCTTCTGTTCAGAAACGTTTAGACCTGAGAAACAACAAAAGCGTAAAAGCAAGGGAATCAGCCAAAAAGAGGTGGAATAATGCGAACGCAATGCGAACGCATAGCGAAGGCAATGCTATAAAGGAAAGTAAAGTAAAGGAAAATAAAGGAAAGTTTATAGTACCATCTGTGCAAGAATTAAAAAATGAATTTCCTGAACTTGATGCACAAAGGTTTCACGATTTTTACACTTCCAAAGGTTGGATGGTTGGCAAAACAAAAATGAAGGATTGGAAAGCAGCCGCAAGAAATTGGATAAGACGAAACGAAACAACTATTGTACCACGAAATAAAAAAGCAACGTTAGATGACTGACATACAAACAAACATAATTGCCTCATTCTGTTGGAGTGACAATGCAAGGGTTTACCTGAACCAAATTGAACCGAAATGGTTTGCAAAAGGTTTCGCACAAGAAACCGTTAGGCTCATGAAAGATTTATATCGAAGTGGTGAAACATTTTCATTGAATGAATTAATCATGTTGCTACCAAAACATAAGAAGAGTTTGGTGCAAGTGTATTCAGCAATGACTACGGACAAAAGTGTTGAAAGGGATTTGATGTTGTTGGAACTGAAATACAAACACAATCGAATCATTCAACGATTGCCTGAAATTGACACCAAGGGTTCGTTATCAGAAATACAAAATAAACTGACTGAAATACTAGAAGAAAGCAAAATTGAATCGACGTCAGACATAACGGACATCAACATTGTTGCCGGTCATGTATTGGATGATATTAACCATGCAATAGAAAGAGGCGAAAAGTTGCAGGGTATTAGCACTGGATGGCGTTATTTGGATAAATACATAGGCGGTTACCACAAAGGGAATATGATTGTCATAGGTGGAAGACCGGGAGCAGGAAAATCGGCACTTGGATTGTGTTTAGCAATAGACTGTTGTAAATGGGCAAAGGTTTTGTTCATAACTTTGGAAATGACTCAGAGGGAACTTGCTCAAAGATATATCAGTTATTTTGCCAATATCGAAAATTACAAAATCAGAAACGCCAATATGACCTTAGATGACATTGAGGACATAGCAACTCAGATGTATCAAAATGAATTGGAAATAAAAATAATGGATAGCCACGATAGAAGGTTAGATAGGTTAATTACTAAAATTAAACTGCACAAGGCCAAACACGGGTTGAATATAGTTTTCATAGATTATTTACAGTTGCTAGAAACCGATGGCAAAACAAGGTACGATAAAGTCAGTGAAGCCAGTAAAAGATTGAAGCAATTAGCAAAAGAAGAAAACATAACCATAGTAGCACTGGCACAACTCAGGAGGGAGGATAGGTCAAATGTTAAACCAACCTTATCAGACCTTAAAGAAAGTGGCCAAATCGAACAGGATGCTGATTGTGTTTTATTCCCTTACCGGCCTCAATATTACGAAACGGTACGGGATGAAGTTGAATTGGATGCTGAATTGATTATTGCCAAAAACCGGCACGGACAATGTGCAGATATACCGATTAGTTTTGAAGGCAGATACACAAAATATAAAGAACAATTATAATGGATTACCAATACGAATACATAAAACTGAAAGCCAAGTACACCCGAATGGAGAACATATATAAAAAGCGATTGGAAAAAGCCAACGAAGATAAAAGAATCATGTTCGACAAATTGAATCAACCATTCCAGTTTGCTCAGTTTGATTTAGAGTTGGTTGAACTATTAAAGCAGGTGAGTATTGTCACCCGAATAACACAACATGATATAATGAGCAAATGCAGGAAAAAATCATTTGTAACAGCAAGGCAAATACTGTGCTACTTCGCAAGGGTTCACATGAAAAAAACAACCACTTGTATTGGGGCGTTTCTGAACGTTGACCATACAACCGTGTTGCACCACACGAAGCGTATGCAGGATTACCTTGATTTAAAATACCAACCCGAAACCGAATACTTAGAATTATTGAAAAACAATGTTGGAACTTACATTGAGGAAACAGAAAGAATATGTCCACATTTTTCTTGAAAACGAAAAGCAGGTGGTGTACTATGCCAACAAGTATATGAAAAAAGGATTTGAGGTTTATAGTATATGCAATCCTAAACGTGTGGATATTAAGTGCAAAACTCCGAACGATATCTAAAAAAAGTCAATAAACTTTGAAATATCAAAAAACAGGATGTTATAAACGAATTAACTGCACAGGATTGGGTACGGGATTTGTGTGTCAAAATCGGCAAAGAACTGGCATCTGATTTATATCAAGAATTGTTTTTGATTTTGTGTGAAAAGGATGAGGCGTGGATAATAGAAAAGTACAATAGTGGTTACTGGGAAGGCTTCATTATAAAAATAACGATGAATCAATTTTATGGTAGGCGAACACGGTTCGAAAAATACTATCATCAACCGATTGGCTTGTATGAAATAGATGAAGTCGAAGACACGAATGAAATAGATATACGTTCGGAGTTCATGAACTTTGCTATATCAGCAGTGACCAAGGATTTGGACTGGTATCAAAAGAAGATATGGAAATTGTATAGTGAAGGTGGAGAAAACATAAAGGCAAGGAGTTGTAGAAGCATCAGCAGGGCAACCGGCATAAGCCGACATGAAATTTTAAGAGTAGTAAATGACATAAAAGAAAAAGCCAATAAATGGTATGAGCAATATGAACGTTTTATTTGAAATAGCAGGTTTAGCCTGTGCAGGTTTAATTATAGTAAGGGAGTTTACATGGAAGTTAAAAAAGAAACCTTTTAACTGTGAATTGTGTATGGCTTTTTGGATGGGTGTTTTATACTTCCATTCTGTTGAGGGGGTTTTATATTCATTTGTAGCAGCGATTGGAGCAACGATATTAAATAGATATGTCTAAAGAAGAAATAATTGAAACACTGGAAAAATTAGTTAGATACAAACAAGGGTACGCATTGAGCCAACCAAGGCCGAAAGAAGTCAGTGCAGCCTTAAAAGAAGTAATTAGAATGTTAAAAAAATGACACAAGAAGAAGCAAATTTCATTAACGAACAAATCTTGCCTGTTTTCCAAAAATGGAAGCAGACTCAAGTATTGAAAATGACACCTGAACAAAACGTGGAGTTCAGAAGGGTGTATCAAGAGGAAATGGGGAAACCATTACCCACCTGTGGCAACTGTGTAGTAGAAGGGATGTTGTCAATGATTATCAGAGCCGAGGCGATGATTGAACAAAAACCAAAACGCAAAAGGAGAAAACGCATTGAAAAAACACACGAAGATTTACCTAAAGGAGATGAACTATCACCCGACGGATTGGATAGCCTGTGAGTTATGCGGAGACACAGCCGTTGACATTCACCACATAGAGGCAAGGGGTATGGGTGGGGGAGATAAAGACACGATTGAAAACCTGATGGGGTTGTGCAGGTCATGTCATGTTGAATACGGTGATAAAAAGCAACACAAAGCGATGTTAAAGGTGGTGCATAAAGTTAAAATCAATGAACGAAAATGAACATACAAGTAGTTAAAATCAAGGACATCAAGTCCAACCCTAGTAACCCTCGTGTTATCAAGGATGAGAAATTTCAGAAACTTTGCGAATCAATCAAAGCATTCCCAAAGATGTTAGAACTCAGGCCGATTGTTGTCAATGATGATATGGTGGTGTTAGGTGGTAATATGCGATTAAAAGCATTAACACACATTGGACTAAAAGAAGCACCGGTTATAAAGGCTTCTGATTTAACAGAAGAGCAGCAACGCCAATTCATCATCAAGGATAACGTAGGTTTTGGTGAATGGGATTGGGATTTGCTGGCAAACGATTGGGATTCTAGCGAACTGGAAGAATGGGGCTTAGATGTATGGCAGCCGCCAACCGATGCAGATTATTCAATACTGGATGAAGATGACATCGAAAGTCAATTAGATGAAATGGCAGGTGGTGTACGCAAAGCAATACAGATTGAGTTTGAGCCTGACCATTACGATGAGGCTTATGAACTGGTTAAATTTTGGAGAGAAAGGGAAGCGTATGTAGGTGCAATGTTGATTGAATACTTGAAAGCCGAAAAAGATAAATTATGAAAACAGAATCAATAAACGGCATCAAGTTTTATGCGAGGGCAAACACCAGTGACATGAAAACTTTTGAAGAGGTTATAGGTCGGGATGTTTACCAAAAAAAAGGGATGAAAATAGAAGCCGGTGAACACTGGATAGATTGCGGTGGTAACGTTGGGGCTTTTACTTTGCTAGCCTGTTCAAAAGGTGCAAAAGTGGATGTATATGAACCTGACCCGTTTAATTGTGAAATGATTGAAAAGAACCTCAAGGCAAATGGATTCAAAGCGAACGTACATGATAAAGGATTAGTTCATAATGATGTTAAGAAGGTGAATTTGTTCGTCGGCAACAACGGAAATGTATGGAGAAACTCAATGTATAAAAACTGGAATGGTAAAGGACTAAAAGTAGACTGTGTTAAATTCGATGAAGTGATTCATGATGATGTTTGTGTCAAGATGGATATAGAGGGTGCAGAAATGCCAATATTAGAAAACACAGAAAGAAAATTTAACAAGATGGTGTATGAATGGAGTTTTGACATTGACCCTGATTTGAAAAGGTTTTGGCATATAATCGACAGGCAAAAAAAAGATTATGATATAAGGTTCGAAGAGCATAGAACCTGTTACGATGATAGAAGAGAAGCCATGTGGCAAAAATCGTGGTTTCCTGCTTGTACAAATGTATTTTGTTATGCAAAGAATTGATTTAATACAGCAACAACACAACGTCAAAATTGGCGATGTGTGCGGTCATTTAGAGCCAAACATAACCGAAGATAGCATATTTTACTTCGAAGGCGAACCGATAGGATTTTACATCAAAGATATATCGAAGTATTCAGAACGTGCAGGCAAATTGGCTGATTTAGCGGATAAGGAACTTCGTTCTAAGAACGTACCTAAAAGCACAATGAAAAGGTCAAGTGGATTCGGTGATGGTAATGCAGAAAAAGAAGTATTACAATACAGCACCATTTTAGGAGGTGTTCCACCTAAACCACACATGAAACGACCTTACCCAACGATTAGTTCGGTACATCAAGTTAAAACAGCCAAAACGTTTATAAAGGCGATGTTGATGTTGGCAAACGAAAGTGAAAGTATAATTAAGCAACTGACACCAAATATATGGGAAAGGCAGAATGAAATTTTTCAAAACAACGTTCCAAAACAATGGAGATTCGGAAACCTATGGACAAGTTCAATTTCCAACTATAATATCCCTGCACCATTTCATCGTGATGCAGCCAACATAGAAGGGTGTGTAAACGTCATAATAGCCAAGAAAAGAAATGCGACAGGTGGAAACACTACCGTACCCGATTATGGGGCAACAGTGGATAGCAGTGACAATTCCATGTTAGTTTACCCTGCATGGAGGAACGTACACGGTGTAACGCCCATTGTGCCAACACATGAAGATGGTTATAGGAATACACTGGTGTTTTACCCTTTGAAAGCATTTTTAGAAAAAAAGTAAAAAAAGTTTTGCAATAACAAAAAAAGGTTGTTTCTTCGTGTTATGAAAATGAAACAAACTATTTCTTTACCAATCATTTACGAGTTAAACCATCAAGGAGAAAAACTATGTATTCCTACTTTAGAAAAAACCTCAACTGGGTTCATGTTGCAATGGAATTATCAAAAGACAAGTTTTGCGTGTCAAGGGGAATGGTCAAAGTACG